TAAGATTCGGCTGTTGGGAATTGAGACAATGCATAGATTATGCACACGGAAACATATTTGCTGGATTAGTAGCTAATAACATGGGACAAGGTTCACTTAACTGGATAGTATCAAAATATGTGTGCGATAAATACGGATATACATTTGTTGATTCTTACTATTTAAGTTCTCAATCGAATCAAACAAAATTGAAAGTTTATGAGGAATTAGATAGCCTAAAATTTGATTTTGCAGCTTACAGACAAACACTTAAAGACCAAAAAGGATTAGGAACACCGAACAACGTAGAGCTATATCTATGTTGGTACAAAGTAGTAGATGGTCAATTACCTTACTACAAAGATGCACAAGGAAATAAGCTAGGATATGGAGTAGGTGTATCTACTCCAAAAGGAACAGGCAAAGCAAGTTCAAGTGATACAAGACAAATAATAGTTGACACTGCAAAAGCTATAGTACAACAACACACCGACAAATTGGCTACGTATGACCAATCATACAGAACATGGAACTTCAAGAAACCAAATAAACGTAGTGGGACATTCTATGGCATTAAGAATCCGATTTGCTATGACTGCAGTTCTATGGTTACTTGTTGCTATGGTGAAGCTGGACTAAAAAGTATATTTCATAGTGATTCATATTGTGCATATGGTACATTGGTTAAATATGCAACGGCTAAAGATGGGTATAAAATGTTTAAAATCACTAAAACATCTATAGAAAATATGAAAGCTGGAGATATTATAATGATGTGCAATAATGAATGTCCTACAACATTAACTAGAGCGAAAGCTATGGCAAAGAACTTTACACATCATACGTTAATTTACTGCGGTAAAGAAAACGGAACACATATGGTAGCTCATGCTAGAAAGTGGGATTATTGGCCAAAGGCTATAAGGTATATGCCAGTATACAATGATATCTATAAATATGGATTCTGTTTACGACCTTATGACCTTGTCGAAGCTGATAACAATAATGTGGAGGACACTCCTATTATCGACAAGACAGATATGAATGAAGTGTATATAAAAGCTGTTAGAAAAGCAAATGCATATGATTTTTATGATGACAACAATAATTTGTCAAATAAAGTAGAGGGGCTATTTGAAGATGATGATAAAGTTTATCCAAGTTCAGCACCTTATACACTTATTCACTTTGGATTGAATGATCTAACAGAAAAAGGTATAACAGGAATTAAAACTCTTACAAATATCTTAAAAACAAAATATAGAAATACACCGATTTTCATATTAAAGGAATTACATGTTGGAACTGCTTATGCAGATTATACAACTGTAAATACTTCTATAGATGCATTTAACACTGAAATTAAAACATTCTGTGACAATGAAGAAAATGTATTTTTATTAGATGTTTCTAGTAAATTAGAAACTTATACAAGTGTATTAAACTCAAATTACACCAATGACGGTTATTCTTTTAAGGATGATACTAGCATTGGTGTTTTTTATGATGCAATAAAAGAAAAATTACTAGCTACCCCTATCGGCTATAAAAAGAAAGATGATAGTGGTAGCACTGGCGGTGGGAACGATGACGATAGCAATGCATCGAAACGTGAAGGTAAAGTTATAGATATCGTATTAGAAAGCACAAAAACTTACACTTGGCCTAAAATGACAATAAAATCACTTACATTTAAACTGCAAAGTGATGTAGATAAAAGTTTTTACGCTAGAATGATATTTACTACTGCAGATGAAATAAGTTACTCACAAAGTAAAATTTGCTATCTTGAGGGCATAGATTGTATTGCTGGGCAACTAGTACCAAAACCTAACACTGGATATAAAATCACAATAATGGCCAATGTAAATAGTTCAATAGATTATAAATATTACGGCTCTGTGTCAGTAGACAAGGGCGAAGGATATGCAGACCCTTATACTTTTAAAGGTGGAGAAAAGGTAGCAGAAATAGCAAAAACATACCTTAATCAAACGGGACTTGAATACAGGGGACAATATTCTACAACAGCAGTAAAAACACCCGCATCATATTCGAATCCAGCTAAATATCTAGATAAATGGTACGATTCGAGCAGAAAAAAGGCACAAATAGACTGTAGTACACTAACAAAATTTGCATATATGGGATTAGATTATGACCATTCCCCTTATGCTAACCACAAGATGACAAGTCTAAAACGTAATACTGCTTATAGTTGGGCGTTTACATTCCCTCGTACTGCAGCAGAGCAAGCTGAATATTGTGTTAAGAACGGTTGGGTTTTACATGATGTAGATATAATAAATTTCAGCAATTTAGAGCCTGGAGACATTGTATTTTGGGATAGAGATAACAAAGAAAACGGTCGTTATATGAATTGCTCACATGCAGCTATTGTTATTAAAAAAACAGAAGATGGTGGTTCGGTATATACAATAGAATCTACTCAATGTGAAAACGGTGTGAAGACAAGATTGATAACAGAAAACAAAACAGATAAGATACTATTCTGTGCTAGACCTAAGAAATTATAGGAGGGATTATTATGAGCAATATAGAGACTATAACTAGAGAGCATGATAATTTCTCCTCTAGTTATGATGAACTTGTTTCTTTACTTGAAAGAGTAATAACAAATAGAAAAATAACACAAGATGACAAATATGATTTAGAAAAGGCGCATGCCACTTATTCAGAAAATTATAATGAAGTCAAAAGAATACTAGAAAATGAAAGACAGACTAATCTGAAAGAACAAATTAAAGCTGTAAGTGACAGTAAATTAGATGCAGATATAAAAAGCATAGTAAATATTCTTACGAATAATGGAGAAAAAACGACTTTATATTTAGATGAAGATGGAGTTTTATATATAGATGGGGAAAAAATTCCAGAAATACGTCAGACAAAACTTATAGTAGATGAACAAAATGGGAAAATTGAATCTTTAGTTGCTGATGGATTTGTAGAAGATGCCGAAGGGAATAAAGTTAAATTAAAAGTTCTATATTCAACATTATCTCAAACTGTAAATGGAATTGAGACAAATGTTGGTACTATAGAAGGGATAGCCAATGACGCTAATTCAAAAGCAGAGGCTGCTATTACAAAAGCATCCCAATTAAAACAAACTGTTGATGGTATTAAGTCCACTGTAACAAGCACCAGTACTGTAGTAGATGGGTCTATAAAAGAAACTTATAATGAATTCTATTTATCTGATAGTAATACTTCTGCAACTGGAGGTGCTTGGTCTACAACTGCCCCTGCCCCACAATCGGGTAAGTACATATGGTTAAGAGATGTGTATGTAACAAATAAAGGAGATAAAACTTATGGCAACCCTGTATGTATTACTGGGGCTAAAGGGGATAAAGGTGAACGAGGACTTCAAGGTTTACAAGGTGAAAAGGGAGAACAGGGAGTTCCTGGTAAAGACGGAGATGGGAGAACATCTTATTTCCATATAAAATATTCTAGTGTATCTAACCCTACTTCATCTGACCAAATGTCAGAAACACCTAATATTTATATAGGAACTTACGTGGACTTTGACCCTTCAGATAGCACCGATCCTAATAAATATACTTGGTATAGATTCCAAGGTTTACAAGGTGAAAAGGGAGAACGAGGAATACCTGGAGTTGGGACAGATGGAAAAACAAGCTATCTACACATTAAATATTCTGATGACGGTGGCCGAACTTTTACATCCTATAACGGTGAAACTGTAGGTACTTATATCGGAACTTATACAGATTTTAATCCAAGTGATTCACATGATGTAGGTAGTTATACTTGGGCTAAAATTAAGGGTGACCAAGGTAGTGAAGGCATTGGCGTAAAACAAGTGCAGATATTATACTATGTACACTATAGTAAAACATCAGCTCCAAGTACTTCAGCTACAGGGTGGACAACAAATATCCCAGCTTATCAGACAGATAGATATTTATGGCAAGTTAATAAAATTACTTATACAGATAATTCGATAGCTTTTACTACTCCTGTATATCTAAGTAGTTGGGAGGCTAATAATAAAGCAGAAACTGCAATATCTATAGCTAACCAAACAAGTGAAAAATTTGAATGGATAGTGCAAAAAGGCTCTACAAGTTCAAGCATAACTTTGACTGATAGCTTAATACAAGCAATAGCATCTTCTAACATTCAATTGTCAGCTAAGAAAATATTAATCAACGGATTAATGGAAGGTTCTGGTTGGAAAATTACTGATGAAGGTGAATTAGATATTTTGGATCTAAATGTAAGAGGTAATTTTACATGTGATTCTTTAAATGTAGATACTTTGATATCAGCAGATATTCCACCTGCACTTTCTGAAAATAAAACTATCTATGTATCAAGTGGAGAAACAATTTCACAATATTTAGATGATTTACCGTTGAATCTTAATGGTTTTACAGTAGAAATTTATCTAACTTCAAATACAACAGAAAATCTTGAGTTGAGAAGACATGCAAATGGACTAGTCAATATATTTCTATGTGGTAACACAATAAAAGGAACTATACGAAGTATATATAATAATGCCAAATACAGTATTTATGGGGGTAATAGTACCACAGACACTACGATGGGTTCTATAATGCCTTATACTAGTTATAATGTGGGAAGTTATTATTATACTACTATATTTTCTGATTGCCCTAACGTAAATCTATATAACTTAAAAGTTTATGGCGACAGTGTAAATTCCAATTCTGTAGGAGTTGGAGCAACTCAAAAATCAAAAGTGTATATGGAAAATATATCATTTGTAGGTTGTAAATATAATTGTAGAACTTATTCGATGACTGAATTGTATTGTCAATCATCTTCTGGTCTTTCGACTGGAAATTCGTGGAATGCTGGTACAGGAGCAAAAATTGTGTTATATCCAGGACAACAAGCAGGTGGAGGAAATAATACATTTACAAGTGGTAATGGACAAATAATTTCTACTGGAGTTACTTTTGCATCTTCAAAAGATAGCGGTTCAAATACAACTACTGTCAACCCAACAACAACTAGATTTGAAACATTTAAACCAAAATATGCAGACACTTATAGAAGTTCAAAATACAATAACTGGGAAGGTAGAGGAAAATGTAGACAAGGTAATTGGGGATATGGTAATTGTAATGGTTATTGGTTCTATGGTAGCCAATTTGCAGAAGTTAAAGGCAAGAATATAACAAAAGTTGAAATAGATGTAGCTAGAAGTAGTGATATAGGTTCATCAGCATCAACTTCTCATACTTTTAGAGCACATACATATGGTAGCCGACCAAGTTCAACGCCTAGTTTTTATACTAGTTGCAACAAGTCTCTATCATTAGCATGGGGAGGAAAAGGAACAGTTACAATTACAGATTCGACTGTTCTAAGTGGAATAAAAAATGGAACAATAAAAGGATTTGGAATTCAGTCAACGTACGATAGTAGTCATTACTCAGCGCTAAGTAACGGAACAGTAAGAATTTACTATACAGAATAGGAAGGGGATGTGTTAATTTGATTAAATACAACTACGAAGTATCTGTAAATGAAAATAGAGCAAAATTAAATAAAGACATTTTTTTATTTAGAGGTAATAGAAATATACATTATTATTTTTCAATAAAAGGTGCACGTTTTGCCTTTGAAAAAGAAGGAGATTTAATAGAAAATGCAAATGCGATTTATGCAGCAGTTACAGTAATAAAACCAAATGGGGTTGAAGTTGCAAATGCTATAGCTCCAGTTGAAAATGGTTTAATTCATTTAAAAGTTACAGAAGATCTAATAGATGAAGAAGTTGAGATAGGGGATTTTGATTTAGTATTTGACTTGTTTGATGACAGTGATGGTGCTGTGACAATTCCTAAGATAAAAGGTCAATTTCATGTTCAAGAAAGACCTTGTACAACTTCAATTGGAACATTATCAGGAAATGTAAATGTTGTTAATCAGGCGGTGGTAGATTTGGCAATAGCAACACAAGAAAACGAACAATTAATCGTAGTAGATGATGACGGAAAATATGTTAAAACTACATGGGTAAAAGGGGATAAAATCAGTATCGAAAGATTAAATAAAATAGAAGAAGGAATAGAAAAAAATAGTACACAATATAAAGATATTGCGAACAAAACTGTTGTTGAAAATAATAAATTATACTTAGTAAAAGCAGATGGTACTAAGTTAGATGAAGGGACAGAATTACCAACATCAGGGAATGTATCAAATGTATTCTCTCCATTAAAAACAGTAAATATTGGAGAAATATTTGAACAACCAGAAACTTATTTAGCTTGGTTTCAAGGGTGTATGAAATATGATGAAGAAATACAATGCCCTGTAGCCGTAATTAGTGGAAAAGATACACACCTGAGTGGCTCTGGAAAATGTTACTTTTTAAAAATAGAACCAAATACAGGAGAAATTACGTTATCAGTAGCAGGGCAATATGATGATGAAGACACTTACGGTTGTTTTTCTCAATCTTTTTATATTGATAAGGATGGAAATTATAATTTTTATGCCAGTATACATGAGTCTAGTGGTTGGACTGAAATTAATAAAAGAAAATACACATCAATAGATAAAGGAAAAACATGGACTTTTAAAGATGTAACGAAGGATAAAACCCCAAATGGGTCTATAATAAAGTTAAAAACAGGAAGATTGATAGGATTGATTGCAAATGGCAATTCTGCAAGAGGGCAAGCTATATATTCAGATGATAATGGAGAAACATGGACTGAAGGGTTTGTTTTTTCTGGCTCAACTGAAGTAGAGATAATAGAATTAAAAGATTGCCTAATTGCTATTGGAAGAAAAAACCTCACATATACTAATGCTCTTCCAGCTATTTTGTATTTTTCTTCAGACAATGGAATTAATTGGACAGATGGAATAGAATCTACAACGATAACAGATATGTGTAATCCTTGTTCAGGCATATATTGGAATAAAGATAATGTATTAGAATTATTTTATTGTTCCAGAGCATCTAATAATGGAAACACAGGAACTATCTATCATGCTTATGCAAAATTAGAAGATGCTAAAAATGATAATTTTACAGTTGAAAAAATAGGAGACTCCAAACAAACATCTATAGGAATAGATTTTGGTTATTGTTCTACAGCTTGTAATCAAGATGAAAAGGCATGGGTAATTTATTACGATAAAGCAGATTCAGGTAAAGGAGTAAATTTAAATTTAATTTTATGTGATAAAATTCGTGTTACTCTTCCAGTTTCAAATTCAACCAATAGTTTAATTTCATTATATTCAAGTAAAACAATAGAGGATAAAATTAAAGCTTTAAAGATAACGTTAAATAATAGAATTAATGAAATAATAATATCTGGAGGAGGGTCTGTAACTCCACCTAGTGGTGGAGGTGATGTGACAGAAGGATTCTATACTTTAGATAAGCTTAAATTATGTATAGACGCTAAAACATTAACTAATTATTCAAAGACAGGAATAAAAGAATTGATATCTCAAACAGAGGCAACTATAACTCCAAATATAGAAGGAACGGCAATAACTGATTTGATTTCTTCTAAAGGATTATCTAAATCGACACTAGTATTTAACTTACCAACTGCATTAAACCCAGATAATGGAATAACAATCGAATTAACATTAAATGGTAGTGATATTGGTACATTATTAGAAATATTACCTGAAAATCCAACAGGTTCTTGGGCTAATTCATTTGGTCGTAATAGCACAAATGGTAATCAAATTACGGATTCTTATGACTATGTTAATACATCAAATGAAAGGATAGGAAATAACTGCCGAGGCTCTCGTAATCTTGGTGATTGGAGTAATTTTACTCATTTTGTACTTATAATACCTTCTTTAGAATCAATAAGTAAATCTGGAGTTAAAGGAAGATTTATATGCAATAATATCGAACTTGATAATACTGCCAATTGGTGGGGTTATGAAAATTTTAAATCGTTCTTACCTGATTTAGTAAAAAAAATTACATTTAAAACTGGTTCATCTAATTTAGACAACACTCTTATATCTTTAAGGGTGTACAGTAAAGAACTTAGCCTTGATGAAATAAATGCAAATTATAAATACGAACAAAGTAGACAATTAATTTAATTAAATAGTTTACTTTTGAACATTCCTTATATTACTATTATATAGGGGGTGTTTTATGATTAGTGTGATAGTTCCGATATATAATGTTGAAAAATATTTAGAAAAATGTATAAACAGTATAATGAATCAAACATATAGAGATTTAGAAATAATTTTAATTAATGATGGTTCAACCGATAGTAGTGGTCAAATATGCGATAAATATAAAAAGATAGATGAAAGGATAAAAGTAGTACATAAGGAAAATAAAGGAGTATCAAGTGCAAGAAATCGAGGGTTAGACATTGCTAAAGGAGATTACATTGGGTTTGTAGATAGTGATGATTATATACATCCTAATATGTATGAAATATTATATAATAATTTGATAAATAATGATTGTGATATATCTATGTGTAATTATGTCAAGGGTGTTCAAGAAGGATATAAATTTAATAATATAAAAAATAATATAGAGTTATTAGATAATTTAGAACAAATGAGATGTTTTTATAATGATAAATTAGGTCAAATATTA